TCTTCTGCTATTCCGGAAATTTTTAGTTTATTTTTATTGAGAAGGCAGCTTAAAGCCTCAATAGCAGTGTCAAACTCGGCAGACATGACAAAAGAAAATAGAAATTTTCAAAATACAAATGATAATTTATTTAAATGTAAAGTTAACGATATAGTTACGATAATTAATATAATATAAAATTTAAAATTACAGATGATTAAAACGATAAGTACTAGTTATTTCTGAATCCTGAACATAATGTGTATTTGTGCTCATGAATGAATCTTGACGGTTATCTTCTGGCCAACATGAATATATATGATTAACTTTATCCATAAGACTAGTTGTGGCCAGCTCTGCATATAAAATTTGGTAAGTAACTGAACCATCATCAGTAACATACTTGTTGCCTACAGTCATAACAGGCTCAGTCATTTTAATATGTTTTTTGATGGTGGTATCAGTTAAATATTTGCTAATAAAAATATAAACGTAACCCTCGATACCCCCAGAATTACCGTAGCTAAATCTGGAAGTCCACGTTTTTCCGCCAACATGATACAAAATAATATTATAATCTAAACCAGGAGTCAAAAACTTTACCCCTGATGCAACTTGTGAATATTCAGAAGATGATGAATTTAAATTATTAATAGATTTATCAATTTTTAAAAGATTTTGATTAACTAAATTTAAATCTATAGATAGTAAGGAATTTAAAATTTTGTTTTGATTTGAAACTATGGTTTGAAGTTGAAGATTAATTTTTGATAAATCAGGGCTAGTACCTAAAGATAATGAATCCAATTTCTTCGCAACAATGTCGTCACGAACATGCATAAAAGCCATGATGAATAAGGTTACAAATGACGATCTTAATATATTATATAAATGCTAATATAACGATATAGTTAATAAAATAATTAATTATATAAATACATATAATTATGAAAAACACTTAACTAAGTGAAAACTAAGATTCAAGAATTATGAAATAGATCGTTTTCAGTATCTAAATCAGCTACAGATTCTTGATCGTAAGAAAAAGTCGGTAAAGAAACATTAATATCTTCAGCGGCTTCATCTAAAGCATTAGGGTTTACTCGCAAAAATGATACTAAAGTGCCCAATATGTCTAAAATTTGTTCTCCTGCATTTTTAACTTGATGTACGTCGATTGGTTGATGTTGTATATCAACGGGCAGTTCGGAATTGTTAACATAAACAGGCAGTTCTTTATTAACAACGCTAACATCTAAGGGCAGATCAGCTACATTAACCAAAACCGGCTGGTCCTGGATATTAACCAGGATGGGTTGTTCATCAATTTTTACCAATATTGGCTGATCTTGCACCTCGACCTTAGTGTTGTCGGCGTCTTCAGTAATTTTATTGTAAGTAGGTATAGAATTTGCAACCAACTCCTTATGATGATTGAAAATAGATGTTGTTATTGAAGAAGAAGGAACTATAGGCGTTATCATTTCAACAGCTTGAACAGTTGAGAAAGTTTGTATTTCCCATTTACTATGACTAGTCCAAGTTGCATATTGATCACCTTTACGTTGGTCGTTAGTAAACATAAATCTTTCACCAAAAGGAATAGCCGCAAAAGCAATGTCAAAAGTAGAAGGTAAGTACCATGTATTAATCGCGCGTGTTTGGTCATGGTAGTCAGGACATAAATATTTGGCGTAACTAGCTTTGAATAAAGTCTTCAACATACCAGCATCATACTTAGATGTTTCATATAATACATCGATGTTGAAACCTTCACCCGAACTAACGTAGATCTTGTTATCAAAAACAGGCACAGCAGGAGCATAAAACTTAACGTCGATACTAATGAAAACTTCACCATAAACCAATTTAGCGTCGTCGGCGGAGGTTGGTTTAATAATGATATAAGCGGATTCCTCATAAGGAGTATTAGTAGTAATATCACCTCCACCAGTTTCAAAAGCATTGGATTTAAGCATTGGAATTTTGAATTTACGTTTTACACTAGAACTAGAAAACCAGTCAGAACCTCTATGACAAACAGTTGAATTTTTCATATCAGCATCAGCAGCAGGAATGACAGCTTTAATGTCGGTTGTTAAATAAGCGTTAATCATTCCTTTAGCTGTTGTTTGATTAAGTAATGGAGTGTATTCAATACTAACCGCGATAGGACGATAGTTGTTAAAGTTTTTCGCTCTCTGGTAGTAACTGGTTGCACCATAAGTCAGTTTATCGGGACCAATCGGAATTTTTAAACCAGCAGCAGTTAAGGAATTTACGTAAACTTTGTAGTTTTCAAGCATTCCTTCAGAGGTAGAATTGAAAGCACTTCGACGATTATTGTTAGAACGTTTAGCGGTTCTGCGTTGTTTTTGTTTTGGTTTAACAGTGAAGTTTCGCTGTTTAGGCGCGTTGCTGAATCTATTAGATGGCATGTTAAAGTAAAATAAATAGGTTTTTGAAAATAAAAGATTTGTAATCAATTAAGAATTTAATATATAAATATATTCAATAACTTAATTGACGATCTAGTCAAAACAATGTTTTAAGTGATAGTCAAGTTAGTTAATAAGCTTTTGATAGATTATGTCTTACAAAACCTTTATGAGGTTTTATATAATTAGATGACTCTGAAAATAAAGTTGCAAATTTTGTTTTTGATGATAAAAATGATTTTAAAGATAAAATTAAATTATGATTTGACGTTTTGATATTATATCTTTCACTAATTGCTAGATCTAACATGATAACTACTTCTTCATTATGCAATTTATAATTATCATTAGCTGAAACACGATACTCTTCTAAATGATCGTAATCCATCACATCATTACGACCTAATTTATTTAATAATTTAATAGGATCTGGAACAACGCGCCATCCAGTAGAAGTGACTAAACAAAATTTTGAACAAAAATATATATAATGATATGATAATTCCTTAGTTTCTAAATTTAAACAATTAGCCATAAACATAGAAGCATCTACACTTTCAAGCATTTTCTTAAAAACAGTATACAAATAATAAAAGGCGTCATCACCACAAAAACCACCACACAACACCCATTCATCCAAATAAACTAAAGCATTAGAACCCATAGTATAAGCTGTATTAAAAATATAAGTTGGAGCCGTACCTGACTTCATTTGATAATTTATCCAAAAACTTAAGCCGTATTTTCTATTTTGCATTTTACATAATATATTAGATATAAAATAGTAATCGATTATATCTTGAGAAACTCCATAAAAGGCCATTAATAAACATACAAAAATCAGCGCCTCACAACCCTGAGATTTATCGTATTTAGAAATGTCCAATTCTTTGGCAAAAATTTTGTTTTGTTTATAAAGTTTATCAAGTTTATGAGGGTCACAACACAAATTTAAACAATTAACTAACTCTTCTACTGATTCGTCACTAAAAATAACATATTTTTTCTTAATAGTTT